GTACGTCTATACGGTATAGATACTCCAGAATCTAGAACTCGTGACTTAGATGAAAAAGCAAGAGGTAAACTTGCATCTAAATTTCTAAAAGAAGCTATAGATAACGGTAAAGAGATAGTCCTGAGAAGCGAATTAAAAGACTCAAAAGGTAAGTATGGCAGAGTGCTTGGTTCTATCGTGGTTGACGACTTAGATATAAATAAAGCTATGGTAGCCAATAATCTAGCGGTCAAATACTACGGCCAAAGTAAAGATGATGTTGAAGCAGAACATATGGTCAATAGAGATATTTTGATTGCAGAGGGTGCGTATGTACCCGATCTATAATAAGTTTTATTACAAACCCCTTCCTGATTCTTTAGAAGTAAAAGAAAGCCCAATTGAAGGTTTAGGTCTTTTCGCTAAAACCAATATCAAAAAACATTTCGATTGTGGCATGTCACATATTAAGGTGCCTATTATTTGTGGTTTTATCAGAACTTCAATAGGTGGTTTTTTGAATCATTCTGAAAAACCAAATTGTGTTCTTTCTTTAGAGTTGGATTGGGATGATTATAAGGTATATAATGTTTTTACTATAAGAAAAATTGAAGCTGGTGAAGAACTAACTTTAGATTATCATTCAGATGGTTTGAATTATGGCTAAAAAGAAGGCAAAAAAAGACGCTTGTTATCACAAAGTAAAAGCTAGATATTCAGTATGGCCTAGCGCTTATGCATCTGGTGCTCTTGTAAAATGTAGAAAAGTAGGAGCTAAAAACTGGGGCAACAAATCTAAAAAAGCCACAGGTGGCATAGTAAAAATGAAAAATGGTGGTTTTGTACAATTCGTTAAAAGGAAAGGTACAGGTGCTATGCTAGCTTCTAAAAACAAAAAAACAAAAATATCCTAATGGCAAAAGAAGGTCTAAAAAAATGGTTTTCAAGAAATGACGGTAAAGGTTGGATCGATTGCAAAACAGGAAAACCTTGTGGTCGTAAATCTGCGACAAAAAGCAAAAGACCATATCCTGCATGTAGGCCTACCAAAGCACAATGTAATGAAGCTGCAAAGAAAAAAACTAGCAAAAAAAGAATTAGCTGGCAAAAGAAAAAGAATGGTGGTGAAATGATTCTTGCAAAAAAAAATAGCAGAATTGCTAAAGGTTGTGGTAAAGTAATGAGTGATAGAAGGAAGAGGACTAAACAAACTTATTATGTATAAAAAAACAAAAGGATATTCAGGCGGAGGCGGAGCTAAAAAATCTAAAGGTTATGCTATGGGTGGACCATCAAACAAACCTAAGAAGCCAAAAGGTTATGCTATGGGTGGACCATCAAACAAACCTAAGAAGCCAAAAGGTTATGCTACAGGCGGAGCTGCTAAATCTAAAAAAGCTAAAGGCTATGCTATAGGTGGCGCTTCAAATAGAAGAAGAGGCAGACAAGGCGCTGAAGTAAATCGTTAATGCCCCATCTTATAAGTAACATACCCCATTTTAAAGTTTGGGTAAGAAGAGACTTCACAGCTGGTCACGAAAATTATCAAGGCGAATTTATACATGCCTATGTCATAGCAGTAAACACCATCCCAGACAGATCTCTGAGTTTTCAAGTAGTATTCACAGGATGTGAGGTAGATAGAGAAGATTGGGATGAGGGCAACATACATGGTGGTGCTATGTGGGCTAGAATGCCGATACAAGGTCTAGTCGCAGATATACCTATGGAAGAGTGGCCTGAACCTATGGAAGATCATTTGGCCCAACCTTGGGATTGTGAGTCAAGAGATCATTCTGTAGTTGTTATGGATAGAGTAAGCTCATCACCCTGGATAGCCAAGATAGATGGTGATTTTTATCAAGCAAAATACTTATTCACTGTTGACTATACAAATAATGATATTGCAGATGACCCTGCACAACATAAACAATCTCATGTATTATATATAACAGAAGATTGTAAATGGAAAGGTAATTTAGTCGCTTTACCTAACAACAGAGTAAGGGCTACAAGTCCAGCTCTTTGGAGAACAGGAGAAGGTGCGCCAGACTTTAAACCGTCACAATGGGTGCATTCTGCTGAAGGACACGAAAGTTATTTAGATCCAGCAATCACATTTAATAATTTATATGAGGATTGAATATGGCCGAGCTGACAAGAGAAACAAAAAAGAAGCTAATTAAAGAATTGAAAAATGCTTCTAGATTGCATGCAAGACAAGCAAGACAACTAGAAAGATCTTTAAAAACTACTAAGAAAAAATAATGGCAGTTTCAGGTAGCAAAGACTTTGAATTAAATATTACAGAGTTTATAGAAGAGGCATACGAAAGATGTGGATTAGAACTTAGAACTGGTTACGATCTTAAAACAGCTATCAGGTCTGCAAATCTTATGTTAGCTGAATGGGCTAATAGAGGTTTAAATCAATGGACCATATCGACTGGTACACAAACAGTTACTGAAGGCACTAATAGCTACCAACTAGGCACTAGCACAATAGATATCTTAGATGTAACGGTAAGGAGAACCGTAGGTACTGACACAACAGATATACGTATGGATAGATTATCTAGATCAGAATATTTTTCTATACCTAACAAAGACTCAAAAGCAAAACCTTCACAATTTTTCTTAGACAAACAAATAAATCCAGTTTTATTTTTATACCCAACACCTGAAAATTCTACCGATATTATCAGATTTACCAAATTAGAAAGAATAGATGATGTAGATTCAGCAACAAACACCATGCAGATGCCCTTCAGGCTATTTCCTTGCTTTGTAGCAGGCCTAGCCTATTACTTATCACAAAAAAAGGCTCCTGAGCGAACTGGGGACCTCAAAGCTATATACGAGGAAGAATTTAGGCGTGCAGCCGACCAAGATGAGGACAGAGCATCATTTAGAGTCAGACCTTATCCTGGAGTCAGAAGATGACATATGCAACTGGCAAATTCGCTAGAGCTTTATGTGATAGATGCGGTTTTGAATATAAATTACTTGAATTAAAAAAAGAATGGACAGGTTTAAAAGTTTGTCACACATGTTTCGAACCAAAACATCCTCAGCTAGGTCCATTTAATCATATAGCTGATTCAGAGGCTTTGCATGACCCTAGAGTAAATAATGATATAGAAGCTAATGGCGGTAATGTTTTTTCTAACGAAAACCCAATAGGTAGAAGTTTTAGAGGGTTCTTGCTAACATCTGCATTAGGAACAGTTACAATAACAACATGAATCTTTCAAATTTAGAAAACATCATAAAACAATATTTACAAAACGAAGAACCAACTTTTGTAAGCAATTTACCCGTTATTATACAGAATGCAGAGGAAAGAATATTTGAGTCTGTTCAATTTGATAATTTTAGAAAAACCGCTACTTTGACATTTACAGCTGGTAACAAAACTTTGACGACACCAGCAGATTACGTTTTACCTTTCAGTTTGGCTGTTATTGATAGTAATAGTGACTACAATTACTTAGAAAAAAAACATCCTAGTTTTATGCAAGAATTTGATGTTGATCCAACAGATGCGACAAAAAGAGCATTACCTAAATATTACGCAGATAACGTAAAAAACCTAAGTGGCTCTACAATTATCGTAGCTCCAGTACCAGATGCAAACTATAGTGTTGAATTAAATTATTTATACAAACCAAACTCAATTACAACAGATACAACAGGCACTTGGTTATCAAGTAATGCAAGGAATGCTTTAATTTATGCATGTTTAGTTGAAGGTTATATGTTCATGAAAGGGGACGCAGAACTTTTAACGGTTTATGAAAACAGATACAATCAAGAAATAGAAAGGCTAAAAAATAGAGCTGAAGGTAGGGGAAGAAGGGACGAATACAGATACGATTCTTTACGCACTCCCGTAAGTTAAGTATGAAAAAAATTGAAGATTTAAAAGGCAAGAAAGTTGCCATAGTTGCTATGGGAGCAAGTTGGCATGACTTTTGCCTGAGTAAAACACATAGCGCACATTTTGATGAAGTATGGGTAATAAACTCTGTATCAGGAGTTATTTTTCATGATCGTGTATTTATGATGGATCCACCTGCTAGATTTTTAGATACTGAAGATGCATCTAATCAAACAGATATTATGACTGATGTGCTTAAAAAACATAAAGGGCCTATCTATACTTGTGAGTTAGATGATAGATGTCCTGGTCTTGTAGAATATCCGATAGAAGAAGTAGTAAAAAAGGGTAAAACTAATTATTTAAATAATACAGTAGCTTATGCTGTAGCTTTTGCTTATTTAGCGGAAGTGGGTGAACTTAACTTGTATGGTGCAGATTTTAGCTATAAAAACAATCTACATTACGCTGAAGCAGGCAGAGCATGTGTCGAATATTGGTTAGCTAAATGTATAGAACAAGGCATGAAAGTTGGTGTAGCTAGTACATCACCTACCCTAGATGCTAATGTGCCGTCAGAAGAAAAACTCTACGGCTACCATAGGCTTTCAGACCCATTACTAGTTATGACAGATGATAATGGTGAATATAAAACCATCAAAAGAAGTGAATATCTCAAACAAATCAAACAACCTGTATATGAGCCAATAATGGTTGGTAGACACGATCCTAGTCCACCTGAGCCAAATGTATGGTAGAATTTTGTTATGGCAATAACATCAACTTTAACTAATTCATTCAAACAAGAGTTATTTAAAGGTATACATAACTTTGATCAAGGGGGATCACCCGACACTTTTAAGTTAGCTTTATTTACTAATGCAGCTACTCTAAATGCCTCAACAACAGCTTATAGCACCTCTAATGAGGTAACAGGAACAAACTATACCGCTGGTGGCTCTGCTCTTACGCTCAAGACTGGCACTCCTACTTTAGACGGTACAACAGCAGTAGTTGATTTTAATAATCTAACATTCTCAAATGTAACGGTTACAGCAAGAGGAGCGCTAATATATAACAGTTCAGACTCAAATAAAGCCGTTGCAGTAATAGATTTTGGTGAAGATATAACAGCTACAGCTGGCGATCTTACAATCACATTCCCATCATCTGGTGCTTCAAATTCAATAATTAGGGTGTCATAATAGAAAAATGGCTACATACAATAACAATCTTAGAATTAAAGAAATAGCAACAGGAGCCGAAGCAGGGTCCTGGGGCACATCAACCAATACAAACCTTAGTCTTATAGGTGATGCTTTAGGTTATGCAACAGAAGCAACTTTTGATACTGATGGCAATAAATCAGTAACAGTAGGTAACGCTACTACAAGCCCATACAGAAGTATGTATGTTAAAGTAACCTCATCAGCTACTCTTTCAGCAACAAGAGATTTAACAATAGGTCCTAACACAATAAAGCGTGTCATGTTTATAGAAAATGCTACTACAGGCGGACAATCTATTGTTGTTAAGCAAGGATCAGGAGCAAGCGTCACTATTACAAATGGCTCTGTCATGTGTGTGCTTTTAGATGGAGCTGGTGCAGGAGCAGCAGTTGTATCTGTTTTTACAGATTTTGTTGCAACTGATTCAGTCAAAATTACAGGTACAACACCAACTCTGACATTAGGAGATGGAGATGCTGAAGATGTAAAAATAGTTTTTGATGGTAATGCTCAAGACTTTTATATCGGCCTAGATGATAGTGGAGATGATTTATTAATCGGAAGAGGGTCTACAGTTGGAACTACAAGCCAAATAAATATCAATAATGACGGAACGACGAGTTTCTCTGGTGTTAATACTAACAACGGTTCTATAACTTTATTAGATTCTTCATACGCTATTAATGTTTTCAAAGCAGCTGGTGGTGAAATGTTAAACCTAGCATCAGACGGCGGCTCTAATGGTACATATATGAGA